AGCCGAATCTGCTGAGATTCCGTATGCAGTACTGAATAAGGTTATGAACCGCATTATTAACGAAGTTAAGGGCGTTAACCGCGTATTCTATGACCTGACCAGCAAGCCACCGGGTACGATTGAATTTGAATAATGAGCAAAATCCCAGAAATCCTTTATTTACAAGGGCTTCTGGGATTTTCTTTTTTCTCGTGATGCTACGGTGATGTTAATGGGAAGAAAGTGTCTTATTTTTTGGAAATTTTTGTTATTATATGAAGCTGTACGTTTCATACGTTTTTGTCCTCTGCATTATCATTTGTGGCTCTTACTTCATTGAGAGCGTCAGCAAGCTTCCTGTCTTTTCCCGGATACAAATGAGCATAAACTTTCCAGGTTGTCTCCGGTGATTCATGTCCAAGCCGGTCTGAAATCTCCTTGATGGAAAATTTCATATCGATCAGCATACTTGCATGGGAGTGCCGAAGATCATGGATCCTGATTTCCGGAAGACCAGATCTGGCAGTTGCCCGTTTAAATTCTGACCGCATGCCGGATTTCTGGAAGTAGAAGATACGTTCATCAGGTTCAATGGCCATACTTGCAACATAGTCCAGAAGCTCTTTGTACAGTGACTGGGGAATGTTCACGACACGTTTGCTCTTTTCGGTTTTGGGTGTCTGGAAGTATTGCTCGCCTTTTATAACCACAAAGTTCTTGTTAATTGATATGGAGCAGTCCGGCAGGATATCCGCCGGAGTAATAGCCAGAACTTCTGCAGATCGGAGCCCTCCATAGAACATGAGGCTGAACGCCATCCGGTACGCACTTTTCTTTTCAAAGGTAAGGAAGTAGTCAAATTGCTCTCTGGTCCAGATGTTCATTTCATCTGCACTGCTTTTCCCGATCGCACCAGCTGCAAGGCATGGATTGCTTCGGAGTTTGTAATATTTGACGGCATAATTCATGATAGCAGACATCTGGTTATTGATGGTCTTCAGATACGTCTGAGAATAAGGATTTCCTTTTTCATCCCTGTAATTAATCATGGCATCTTGCCACCGATGGATCACGATCGGAGTAATGTCACCGATCTTCATATCTTTAAAGAATGGCAGCAGTTTCATATCTATCAGATACTGCTTGTTTTCCAAAGTGGTCAGCTTCAGCCGGGAGCTGCAGTCTGACATATAATTCTTGATCAGAGCAGAAAACAGGATATCTGGATCCTTGGCTCCCTGTGCCAGAAAGTCACGTTCCCATTCTATAGCCTCTTTTTTGGTAGAAAAACCCCTTTTGCATTTGTGCTGACGCTTGCCAAGCCAATCATCATAGTAGAAGTTGGCGTACCATTTTGTCTTTCCGTCTTTGGTAAAATACTTATAAGCCGGCATCTGAATCCTCCATTACTAAACAAATGTGCCAAACAAATTTAATCAACAAATGTTTGACAAAAATGTTGAATATAGATATAATGTACTTAACAAGAGAACCGTTGGTCAGCGTACACCTGACCGCCGGATAGAGCAGTAACTAAAAAATAGCGCCTTACTTTACCAGAGCAGGGGCGCTATTTTTTATGCATTAAATTGATAACAAGAGTTACAACTGCACAAAGCATAATTACAAAAGTAAATAAATCACCATATGTAACCATCAGCACCAGCCTCCTTTCACCAAAATGTCCGGCGGCTGACATAACACCCCAACGGTTCCCCAGCTAAATATACTATTCTGTTTTTTCTTCTTCCATCTTCTCCATCATTCCCAAAAAGATACGTTTTCCCTTCTTGGATAACTGACGGTACCGCAGGATGATATCCTGTTCGTCTTCTGAAGCAATGGCACAGCTGTATTCAGAATTCCCCACAAGGTAATCCATAGAGGTATTAAGGGCTTTTGACAGGCTTGCAGTGGCATCTATTCCCGGAATGGTCTTTCCGGCCAGAATGTCACAGCAGGCTTCCTCTGTGAGATTTGATTTTTTTATCAGATCCGGCAGGCTCATCTGCAACTGAGCCATGCGGGATTTTATTTTTATCGAGACTTCGGAAGTTTCGGCCGGATCGGCAGCAGTATATCTGGAAACTGTTCTGCCAAGGATATAGTCGGCAGGAACTCCGAAGTAAGCAGCACAGCGGTTCACCAGTTCGGTTGATGGCTTGGTATAGCCTCTCTCAATATTCGAGATTACCTGAGCAGAAACTCCTACGGCTTTTCCTAACTCAGACTGGTGTAGACCTGATTCGGTGCGGAGAGATTTGATTCGTTTTTGAATGTTCATTCTTCAAAACCTCTAGTATTTGCTCTTTAATTGGACTCCTATATCAGAAATTTTTCCTGCATCAATCAAAAATCCAAAGGTGGCTGTTTTATCATAAGATATTTTGTCTCCAATTTGTGGAAGAGGGATAATTTCTCCACAAAATTCAGCACCCTCGAATATAACACCAAGAGTTACCATGTTGGTATCTATAGATGAAAGAAGAGATTCTATATCATCGGAATCGGTAGCCTCTATTTGAGAATTGTACATTTGAATTATTTTATCTTCTTTTTCAGTATCGACGCCATCTTTATAACCTACTTGTACAGAAAAATCTTCTTTGTTATAAACAGAAAATATTTTTGAAACATCATCTCCTATTTTTAAACCTCGAAAAGATGTACTGCCAGGATAATCGGAAGAACTCATGTAATCGTCAGAATTAACATAATTAATTTTATTACCCTGACTATCGTACAAATAGAAGTCGTCTTCTGAAAACCAGCCTTTTTTATTGACATATTGAGAAAGTACATTCTGGGAAGCGCCCTCTATTATGTATTCTCCGGTCTTATAGTCAATTATTTCATAAGCGTTTTCCTTGGAATATTTTGGGCTTACCCAGTAATAAATCATATCTTCAACACTATTGTAAACATTGGTTACATATGAGCATTCCCAAGTGTTTTCTTTGGAAAAAAAGCAAGTTGCTTCAATAAGCACTCCGTCCGCAGACATAATCAAACCAATAGCGGCTTGATTTGGCTCATCACGAGATAACTCGTAAGAAGTGACCTCTTTTACACCCATATCCGTTAAAGCCTGAGAAATTACATCACATAATTGAATAGAATCCCCAGTCACATATTCGCTAGAAATACTGATTTGATAATCTGGAGCAGCGGATACAGGGATAGAAGACACAAATAATTGAGAAAGTGCAATTAAGGATATCAATATTTTCTTTTTCATATTTTTATTTTCCTTTCCTGCTTCGGTACCACTCGAAGCTTATTATTTTGCTTGTTTAAGTTTCTTATTTGAAGCCTCTTGATCAAGATGCTTCAAATATCCTTTTAGTTCACCTTTAAATTCTAATTGAGCATCTCTTGGAAGTTGATGAAATAAGGAAAGAATTTCCATATCGAATTCCGTATACTCTGGGGTCTGTTCTTTTCCAGTGAGAAGAAATTCACAAGAAGTATTTAGCATATTTGCTACTTTTAATAACTTGTCAGCAGCTGGCGGGCTATTATCCCATCTACGAATTGTTCCATTACCAAAACCAGCAGACTCCTCTAAAAGCTTTAAATTTAAGTTATTTTCTTTAGCGAGCTCTTTAATACGAGAAACTAGGGTCATGACACAAAAAATCCTCCAAAATAGCAAAAATGCGAAAATAACTATTGACATTTAGCATATCTGCTATTATTATTAAAACTGTAATAAACAAATGTTTAAAACGAAATAAAAAATGTAGCAGAAATAATTGCAAATAAAAATATTTCCTCGAGTATGGCCGCCACAGCTATTAAGAGGTTGCATCATTTTGATTCACAATATTTTTCTGCCATTACAATTTTATAGCAATTTTAAACAAATGTAAATAACAAATGTTTACTGTAACGACTGGAGGTGATTTTGTGAAACGAAAATTATCCCCTTGGTGCAAAGAAGTAAAGAAGACATTGATCGACAGGGATATGACAGTAACAGATTTGTGTGATCAGGTTGGTATGTGTCGAAATTATGTGAGCCGGACTATCAATGGCGCTTCATATGCACCAGCTTTAGCTGAGACAATCAGTAAAGCATTGGATATCAATACAGAGTACACAATTTAATAGGTTGTAACTACATCATAGCATTAAAGAAAGGATAGAAAAATGTCGAAGTATGCCACGAAAGCGGCTGGCAATATGTTTTGCCAGGCACGGTACGAAGCGGCAAAGTTCAATGAGCGGTTAGGTAGCCGCGAAGGAGCTGCTGAGGAACTTGGTGTTGACCGGACAAGGCTTGCACGGATAGAACTTGGGAGTGTTACTCCTTATCCAGAGGAAGTGCTTCTGATGGCGGATATCTATAGAGCTCCTGAATTAAAAGGTAATTATTGCCGGGAAATGTGCCCTCTGGGAAAAGGAATGCCAAAGATCGAGAATCAGGATATTGATAGGATTGCACTCAGGGCGTTGTGCTCATTCCGGAAGATCAACGAAGCCAAAGAACTCCTGCTGGATATTACGGCAGATGGAGTTATTACAGAGGATGAAAAGCCAGATTTAGAGAAAATCATAAACACCTTGAATGAGGTTAATGAGGTAACTCAAAATTTGAAAAACTGGATTGAAAAATCTTTGAAATGAGGGGAGGAGGTTTAATGCAGAAGAAATTATCTCCCTGGTGCAAGAAAGCCAAGATAGCAATGATTCAGAATGATATCTCTGTTAATGATCTGGCCGAAGAACTTGGCTGTTCCAGATGCTACCTTTCATCGACTTTAAATGGAAAGAACACCAGCATAGAAATCAGAAGAAGAATCAGCGATTATCTTAATATTTCGGATTCGGATAATTAAAAGGAAGTGTTTTGATGAACCTTAAAGAAAAATTAAAAGAAATATTAAAAAAGAACTATGGAATTACATCAGATGCAGAACTTCTGAAAGAACTGAATGATATGGAAAGTGTTGATCTTGGGATTTTTGTAACCCAGATTAATACAGAGAAGACAGCATAGATGAAGGAGGTGCGAAATTGCTTACAACAGAAGATATGAAGAAATATCATACAACAGCTGAGAGAATTTTAAATGCGCTGGATAACAGCCCGGTACCGATCAGCTGGCATGAAATGGACAGATGCGCATTACAGAGCGTTATCGCCAAAGAATTGATCTTAATTGATAAGGAGGCAAGATAATGGATGTACGCAAAGTGCAAGATATGCGAAAGAATGTGGAACATCAGTACATTACAGAAGATTCCAAAACACGGATATATCTGTCCGTGGTGCGAGAATTTAATGAGAAGGAGTATGAGGAATATTCCAAAAAAAAGAAAAGAGCGAAAATAAAAAAGAGAATTCGCTTCTTGAAAAGGTCGATGGTTTACATCGTTCCTACAGCAGTCAGTCTTATCTTCTTCGGATATCTGAGCGATATGCTTTGCGCAATAAGGGGAAGCGCAGAACTCGGATCCGAATGGATAGCAATCCCGCTCATGTGGGTGTGGGTATACGCATTGACCAGATTCGCTGTAGGAGATGCATATTAAAAGCCCCAGATGCTTAAAGGAGATATGAAGTGTAGACGGCACTCATAAATCCGCATCCGAGGCTTTTGGGTCAGAACTTTAAAAAACAGGTTGGGCCTCATTTTTTAAAGAACACCGTCATTTTATCACAGATTTAGGAGGTAATCAAGTACATGCAGGAAATTTCAGGAAGCTTATCAGAGGTTATAAGAGCATACAGTGATCATAATTTGCTTGTCCCTGCGGCAACAGATGTGCAACTGAATCCTTTCTATAAATATCATGTAGAGGAAGTTGCAGTTGATCTGAGCGAAAATAGTGGCGACATTTTTAAAGTTGGTTCTGTTAAAACTGGAAAAACAGATAGCAAAGGAAATGATATCTGGCAGGATACATATTCATTATCCAAACCACTTCTTAACAAATTGGCTATGGCAGCTGGTATTCAGTTTAATCCACATCAGACATACGGTAGACGAATTGATAGTATCACATATCGAGCTCAGGCACAGGGAGCAATGAGAAAAGCGGATGGGACTTACAGATCGGAAGTCGACCAGAAAGAAATCTGTCTTGAGGATGAAGAAGATAAGTATCGTACAGAATTTTCTGATAAGGCGGTTAAGGGGATTACAGACAAGAAAGCGGCAAATGCAGCGGCAGAAATATTTAAAGGAAGCTGGGTTGATACGAAAGATAAATGGGGAAAGAAAGTTAAAGCTTATGTTATCGACGAAGCAGATAGAGAACGATATGTTGAACGTTCGGTAAAAGTAAATATGGCTTTATTAAAGAAGACATGGGCCGAAAAAGCAATGACAGGAGCAAAACTCAGAGTCATCAGAGCATTGCTTGGGACAAAAGGCTCTTACACAAAGGATGAATTAAAAAAGAATTTCGCGATTCCAACAGTAATATTCTCTCCGGATTATTCAGATCCACAGGTCCGGCAGGCAATGCTGATGCAGGGTATGAATTCTGTAAACAATATGTTCGGAATGCCTCAGATTGAGGTTAAGAATGTAGATTTTGCCACAGATAGCAATATTATCGATGAAGGTGACTTGGACAATCCGGCGTTTACTTCGGAACTTCCGGATGAAGATATGGGCGAAATTCAACAGGAAGCATTTGCCCAGCCCGAACAGGAAGAGCCGAATGAACCGGATCCGCAACCAGAGGAAGACAGAACTGCAGATTTTCAGTGCTCCAGATGCGGTACGATCATAAATGAAAAGGTTTATGAGTATTCAATCAATAAATTTGGTGAACCATTGTGTATCAAATGCCAGAGAGGAGGCGGACGCAGATGAAAATATTACATACAGCTGACTGGCATATTGGCCAGTTCAAAGGTCCTGTAGTGGACGGGGTAAATCTCCGTTCACAGGATACAGTAAATTGTCTTAATTATATGATTAAGGTTGCAGAAGAAGAGAAACCAGACATTGTTTGCGTTTCTGGTGATGTTTTCCATCAGGAGCAGATAGGTCCGGTAAGATATTCGGACGAAATGATTGTTGCAACAGACACGATCACAAAATTGGCAGGTGTTGCGAAAGCAGTAATCGTAATGAGAGGAACGCCGAATCATGATGGAGGTGGACAATTCAGAGTTTTGAGCAAGATGTTTGCAAATACTGGAAATGTACATATAGTAACATCGCCAACTGTACTCCGTACGCCATATGCTGATATAGCCTGCATTCCGGGATTTGATAAGCAGGAGTTCAGATCAAGATTCCCTGGTCTGTCTGCAGATGAAGAAAACGAAGCATGGACAAGCTATATATCCAGTATGGTAATGGGGCTTCGAGCTGAATGCCATAATACATCTATCCTGATGGCGCATTATACCGTACCTGGTTGCAACATGGAATCCGGTCAGACTTCATTCTTTACAAATTTTGAACCGGTTATTCCGAGAGAAGCATTGGAAGCTGCTGGCTATGAAGCAGTGCTTCTGGGACACATACATAGACCACAGCAGATCAACGGATTGCATAACGTGTATTACTCTGGCGCTATTAATGCCATGAATTTTAATGATGAGCATCAGAACAGAGGATTTTATATTCATGAGTTCATGGGTGGGGAGATGACATCATCTCAGTTCTGTGGAACACCTTATCGCAGATTCAAAACCATAGATTGGGACACGAATCAGGTAAGTGATTATATCGGAAACAGGGATGCATATGCATTGGTTACGAATATCAGCAGGGATATTTCAGACATGATTGTAAGAGTGAAATATAGTTGCACCAGTGAACAGAAAAAACTGTTGAATATCCCGTTACTGCAAAAGGATTTGTATGATTGGGGAGCCTTTTATGTGTCGGATATTGAGGCAGAAAATGCTATTGATGTTACGAACAGAGGATTACTATCAGAGGAAAGCGACCCGACTTTAAATCTCAAGAAGTATCTGGAAGAAAAATGCTTCAAGAATCCGGATAAGATCGTAGAACTGGCAGAACCGATTATTGCGGAAGCGATGAAACAGAGTACAACTGCAGAGATACACGGAGTATTCCGACCGATTTCAATAGCTGTCCGCAATTACAGAAATTATAAAGAAGAAAGATTTGATTTTGCTGATATATCTTTCTGTACGATCAACGGTGTAAATGGAGCAGGAAAGAGCAGCTTATTCATGGATGCGATTGTTGACTGTCTGTTTGAAGAAACTCGAGAGGGAGACAACAAGGCGTGGATCCGCGGTACAGAAGATGCAAGAAGCGGTTCTATAGAATTTGTATTTGACATTGGAGATAAGAGATTCAGGGTCGTACGTACCAGAACTAAGTCAGGAAAACCGACGTTGAACCTATCTCAGTATGAAGAAAATGAATGGCGAAACATTTCAAAGGAGCGAATTGCTGATACTCAGGCAGAGATAGAGAAGCTTCTCGGTATGGACAGTATGACATTCCGAAGTTGCGCTTTAATCATGCAGGATCAGTACGGATTATTCTTGCAGGCTAAAAAGGACGAACGTATGGCAATACTTGCGAAACTGCTTGGTCTTGGAATCTATGGAGTTATGGAACTGGATTCAAAAAAGAAACTCTCCGAACAGAGAAAAGAGCTGGCCTCGAAAAAAGAAGCTGTCCGAATTAAAATGGATTTTATCAAATCCAAAGGAGATCCGGAATCTGAATTGCAGAAAGCAGAGGAAGATATTCATCAGCTTAATAAAGAGATTGAGGATTTAAGCGATACTCAAGGACAGTTACTGAATAAACATGCTCAGATTGCAAAAGCAGAGCAGGAGTGCCGCAAAGCTTCGGAAGAATTGGATGATTGTCATAAGAGACGCAGCTCCATTTCAGATGAAATCTCAAGTAAGACGCAGATTTTAGAAAACTGTAATGTCGCATTGGAATCAGCGAATGAGGTCAGAAAAAAAGCCGCCGAATATAAACAGTTGTCCGAACAGATTATAGAGCTGGAGAAAGACGTTCTTAATCATGACAACGCAAAAAGAAATCTTGCCGGGTATAATGCTGACATCCAGAATTGCCAGAATATCATAAACGATGCAAAGCGTCGAAATAACGACATTGCGAATCTTATTGAACAGCTTAAAGCAGAACTTCCGGATAATTTGGAAGAAAAACTGACGGAGCTGGCTCAGGTGAGGACACAATGCGAGAAATTACAGGAAAAAAGATATCTGACTTCTGTTGCGGAGCAGGAACTGCAACAGATAAGAGCAACGTATTCTCAGCGTATATCAGAAGCAGAGAACAGGCGGAAATATCGTTTGGACAGAATTTCCGAGATAAGACAGCAGGAGGAATTTATGAAGAATTCCGGTTGCCCTGATATAGATGGAGCAAGCTGCAGGTTTCTCGCAAAAGCAATCGATGATGTAAAGAGTTTACCAGAAGAAGCAGACCATCTGGAAAAATGCGAGGAAGAAATAGCAGCATTGAGGACCAAACGAGACGAAGAAATATCAAAAAAACAGCCTGCAAATAAAAAGTCAAGGCTAAATTGAAAGAATATTGAAAAATTTATACAGGTT